AAATAAAATTAAAAAAGATGTAAAGAAGTCAAGACTTCCAAAATTAAAAAAACTTAATTAATTTTAGTTATCTTTGTTATCCAAGGTGTAGGTATCATAGTTCGATCACCAAAAGATATACTACCATCAGTGTCTTTGTCATAACTAGCAAAAAGTTTTACAAATTTTTTATTTTTTTCATACATCCAACCTTCGTTAACTGGTGTAGCTAATTGCATTTTATCAAACTCTTTGTCGGTGGCCCAACCAGAATCGCTAACACAATCAATCCACTCTACTCGATACTTTGAATATGGGATATCCTTTGGGTCTTGCAACTTTGTATTTATTTTTCTTTTTTTCTGTTTTTTTCTCGGCATGATAATATCTTGGATTGTGCTTTGAATTGAATTTATCCCAAAAATCTTTTTCTGTCATTATACTTATTACACATTTCTTCCACGTTTTTGAATGTGAAAAAGTGTTGGTAATTGAGGGTTTCTACATTTTCCACATTTTTGATTTCAAAAGTGTGTAAACTACTATTGTTGTATGCCAACACTAATAGTTGATTTTTACCCTTTTTCCACAAATAAAGACTCAAAATATTTTTTAACTAATGTATGCCCGAAAAGTTTTTTAAAAACGTGGAAAGTGTGGAAACTGCATTTTGTTGTTATATTTCAGTGGTTTACAAGTTTTGAATCTTCCACGTTTTCCACACTTTTGAAAAAAAAATTCGTTTTACGGGGGTTTTTGACACCCGTTTCCACACTTTCGCCCCTAAATTTCGTAAAATCGACACAAAAAAATTTTGCAAATGTCATTTTATGCGGGTTTTTGATACCCTCTTCCACACTTTTGGTTTGCAAAAAGTGTGGCCATTTTATGATTTGGCCACATTGTTGCCATAATATGCGTCAATACGTCTCAACCACTCCCATTTCCACTTCCGAAACTCGCCGCCATTTACAATAAATCTTTGATAAAAATTATCTGGTGTACACATCAAAATCACCCCTTGCTCGATGCTCGTTCCATAGACTTGGTCATGAGCCATGGCATAAGCAACGAGTTGCAACTTATAATCTGTTATCCACTCGTCACGTTTAGGCTTGTTTGATTGCTTGAAGTCTATTATACTTTCGCGTCCTTGATAAATTCCACACATATCAGTTTGCCCTGCATATAACCCTGGATAATGTAACGTACACTCGACCCCCCATACTTCTTCCAAGTCACTAAATCCCTTGTTAATTATAGTTTGCCCCATGTTGCTCGCCTCCCGACCTAAGTCAGTCAAGTCCAGAACGTTGCCCCCCTTAACATAATGCTCGAGATAGGTATGCATTGCTGTCCCTCTTAGGGCAGCAGTATTTTTAATTCTATCCGCCTCTACCTCGCCGACCCTATCTTTCCAACGAGCTAAACTTTCTCTCTTATCCTCCGACTCCGTGGCCTTCAATATGGTCGTAACAGATGGTAACTTTTCGTCATTAACATCGTACTTACGGACCCCATCAACAGAAGATCGAACCGTTTTAGGATAATCATATAATTTATTCCACTTCATCGTCCTCCGTAACTTTATTAATTACATACCAAGCAATGATACCACCAATAATGATAGCACCCATACCAAGAAAAAACATACCTAGTCCGTGATAGAAACTCATTCTAAACTCATAGCCTCCTTATACTCATCTAATGATACTACCTTATTATTAAATATCTTCAAATCACGGGCTGCATAGTGATCTATTATCTTTTGTATCTTATCTAACTTAACGTGAGCATATGGAAACAAAGCACAGCTAACAAGATACGCGTCCCTATGTTGACAACGCCACCTCCATTGTTTCTTCCAACCAACCGTATATTTAGTTTTATATCGTTTAGGGTTAACGGTGCCCACACCTAATACTTCATGAACCCAATGTAAAATAGATCTATCAGTCATGGCTATCTCCATTCTTATACTCCACGTTGGGTAGGCTTTTTTATTATTAGATCTTTTACGATCATATTGTTTATAAGATACACAACCCTCGCCGTCGAATAGCCCAGCGATATAAGCTAGATCCGTGTCTCTCATTCTGGGTTTACTAAGTCTTGCAACAAGACTATTCTGTTTTGTAGTCTATTAATCTCATCTAGGTGCTGCTCGATTCTAGTATATAAACCGCTAAACAAGGCCTCTGGATGCTCGTCGTTCGTTTCCATCTCCAAGACCCTACGTAACTTCATCTCTTCATCTATAATGGCGTTAAACTGCCTTTTAATCACTCTTTTTACTGATGTCTGGTTCATCTTTTCTAATCTCCTTTAGTTTTTTAAGGTCCTTATATTTAATAGAATCGTTCACGTTACCTGATACAGATATACGGACACAATCACTTTTAAATGGAAACACCCAATGTTTTAACGATGCAGGAAAGATAAACATATCTCCCTCTTCAGGAAAAAAAGAATGATGACTTATATAATTCCTTGATCCTTCTCCGTATATAAACGTTAGTCCACCAGGACCTGCACTACGCCCTTGGTATTTTTTATTTTCTTCTATTAGTTCTTTAGGCATTTGTAGAAATATAACCCAAGACAAAGTTCCACCATGGTCGTGTGGTGGGTTGAAGTCTCCGGGTCCTTGAAAGTTTGCCCATAGCGCCTCTATTAGATACTGCTGCTTGAACGTTTCAATCGTAGAACCTACCTCTGGTGCCCACTTGGATTGTGCGTCTGCATACATTTCAAAGACAGTATGAAAGAAGGGTTTAAACATTTCTATATCTCTAAACCCTACTTCCTTAGTTATAACCCCAGCGAGGTTTTTCTCAAAATCTTTATGACTTGCGTTCGCCTCACTTAAAAATTTTTTACGAAGATCATCAGGTATCTTAAACTTAACTAACAAAGGCCCCCATCTAAACATTTGGTAGTCTAATCTTATTTTCTCAGTCATTCTTTTCTATACCTCCATATACTGCTGCACTAATATTAAGTAAATCAGTTGAGTTTAGACTGCAATGATTTAAGCAAAGGGTAAGTATCAAAATACTCATCAAATTCTTTATCATGTAGCTCTCCTTTCGAATTACAAGTAACACATTGCATCACTGTGTCGTTTGCAGGGTTGGCAGCTTTGTATACTTTAACAAAACCATTGCCAGAACAATTAGGACAGATCTTTTTTTGACTCATCTTTTTCAACTGATTTTAATGATGCAATCATTGCAATAATTTGCGCTACTTCTGCATATGGTCTTGCCATAAGATATTTTAAAAGTTGTTCTCTTTGTTCTTTTGTTATCTGTAACATTATTTCTCCTTTACTTTTCCATTAAGTCTTTTGGCTTTTTCGTTTGCTATTGACTCTATTGTTTTTGATATAGACAATTGTGCATCGGGCAATAATACCTTCGACAACGCAATTAAAGTCTTGTATGTTTCATGTGTTAGAGAAACATTTCTGTATTTAGATATATCGGTCATGATTCCTTTCATTCATTAATAATGACAATATAGGAGAATAATATTAAAAGTCAATGGTTAAATATATTTTAATAATGATAATTTGTAGTGGAATCCCTGGAAACGAGTGTCGACCTATACCCACACCAATTGCAGAGTTTGAAGAATACCATGAGTGTATTATTTATGGTTATGACTATTCTAGTGAATTATTAAAAACATTTAATCCAAAAACAATTAATGAATTTGAAATGTTTACTGCATTTGATTGTAAAGAAAATACTACTATTTAATTACAAACACATCCCATTAAATTACCACTGCCATCATTCATAACATGTAGATTAAGTGCATCATGATACGTTGTTAAATGTAAACGTAGTATGTCACATAAATCAAAGCAATCTACTTTTACCAATAACGACATATGTTCCATCATCTGTTTTGTTACAGGAACTAATTGATACAACCCGTCGTTTAGAATTATTAAGTCCATTATTTGCAAACTCCTCTATTTTTTTGTACCATAGCTTTTTAAGCTTTGGGTCTTTTGTTTTGTTGTACTCGTTTGCTATTTCGTCCAAAGTCATTTACAGATGTTCCTTTCTCTATAATTTTTTTAATTGAATGTGCTTTTAAAGTTACATCAACGCCATATGATTTCCATGCTTTTTTCATAAGATTAAGTTCTAGTAAAAATGTAGACCATTGACCTTGTGATATTCCATCAACATTAAGAGTGACTGTTTTTATTTTTTTAGTCGTTTCATCTCCTCGTGCATTTTTTGTAATTTAAAAACATTACAGTTTAAAACAAAGAAAGCTACCTCATCTCGCATTTCTTTTTGTTCTTCATATACCTTTGCTTTGTTTTCTTGCTGCACCATATCGATGCCCCATTTAGTTTGATCTGTCATAATATCTCCTTCTTTCATTAACTATGTCTTCTGATATCCTAGCTAAGATTAAACCACCTAAACCAATATGACCCTTAAACCTACCCTTTTCTATAATAGGAAAAGAATTTCTATATTTATTAGCTTTAACCAAGCTATAACCAGTCTTCTTAAAACCTCTCTTGTTTAATCCTTTTATCGATTCTTCTCGTATCCACCTATGTACATAACCATTTGGTGCAACAGGGGCATCTAACGCTCTTTTAATATACTTTCTTTTCTTCTTTTTAATTGTAATTATGTAATTAAATAAATTTATTTTCATAATACTCCTTTCATATCTAATATATAGGATATTATTTGATATTTGTCAACGGCCTTGTCCTTTGTAAAATTTAAATTGACGTCTCTTCGATTTGTTCATTTTTGTAAGACTAGGTTTGCGTCCAATCGATGTTTTATGAAACACGGGTTCGTGCTCTATTTTTGCGTATAAACCCTTAGATTTCTTTGCCATCTTCTTTCATTTCTTCTGTGGCTAGATCTATTGGTATATAACTAATTTTACCATTTACTTTCTGTTCTATATCTCCACCACAATTTAAACATCTATAGTAGTCATGCACCACAGATATTAATAATGTATGCTCTGTGCAGTGTGGACAAACACCATCCACCATCTTTGCTTTTCTAATTATGTCTGCAAAAAAATCGTTTTTACTCATGTTAAGTCTACTGCCTTTCCTATAATCGGTTTGTAGTTAGTTTTCTTATCCTCTCTATATGCTCTTAAATATTGACCTCTTGGTTGAAATGGTATCCAACTTGCATGTATCCATCCTGAGTTAGGTTCTCCGGGCGTGTAGTATTCAAGGATCAGCTGATCTGTTGCACAGTTCATTTTAACCCAGTCAGCAACTTCTGCATTATCTACACCTATCACTTCGAAATCGACGGCCTCGGCTTTGGCATGCTGTGAATTAATACTGCTACCGATAGCAACACAAAGTTGTGGCGAACGATAGCCGCTAGTTACCTTAACTCTGCCAAAGTGGTCACGCACTGGCTGTAAAACATTTTCACACAACATTTTTAATTTATCTATCTGATCAGCGTTGGGTTCATTATCAATGCCTTTACGTATTGCAGTATCTGATTTGGTTAGCTCTTGTAAGCTGAAGTTACGTGTAAGTTGCATTAGTTTGCTAATGGATTAGAAGAAGATGCTTTGACCTCTTCTAGTTGTACCTTTAATAATTCAATTTCTTTTTTATTAATTAAACTGTTTGTGTGAGTGTGTTCTTCTTGTTCGTGCTCATGAGATGTATCGATGTTTTCCAATGCAGATACTTTTTCTTCTAACACTGCAATCTGTGCAGAGTAATCTGTAGACCCAGATGATTCTAGTGCATCTAGTTTTGTAACAATTTCACCATACTTAACAAAGCCACCACCTATTGCTGCGATAACACCAAGTAGTGCTGCGACTCCTGCTAGTTGTCCTTTTATCTTATCCATTTTTTAACACCTCTAGTTCTATTAAGATCTGTTGTTTTCTAGATCTAATCTCTTGAAGCTTACGTGCTTTGATCTCCATCTTATC